GCGTCCGGGCCGTCGGCGCCGTTGCGCCACGGCTTGCCCAGGTATTCAGCGGTCCAGTGCATCGTCAGCCCACCAATCCGGGGAAGCGTTCCTGATCGTATGTCTCGGTCGGGAAGCGGTAGTTGGCAAAATCCCCGAAGGACGCGCGCCCGCGCACGGCGAACACGTCGCACTCGACGTCATGAAGCACAAGCGTGAGCGGCGGGTCCATCTGCGGCGCGGAAAGGTCGGTCGAGAGGTAGGGGCGATACGTGACCTCGATCAGCTGATCGGACTGCGCCGCGGCATCCATGTAGGCGACGATACTGGCGTCGACGTTGTCGATTTCGATCTCGATTTCCGGCGTGCCGGTCGTCATCAGCTCGGGTAGCGTGAAGCGGAAGGCGAAGCGGATGAATTCGACCGCCTGGCCGGCATCGGCCGGTGCGGACGCTTCGAGCGTGGCCGTCAGGTTCTGGTGGTCGTTCACCACGCGGATCGGCTGCGTGAAGTTCGGATGACGCAGCTCCAGCGTGTGCAGGATCACCACATCAGTCGGCGCGCTGGCATACGCCTCCTTGATCGCCTCGGACAGGGCGGGATCGGGCATCAGGCCACCCCCGCGTCAGTCAGGTCGGTGTCGCTCATCACCGGCCGGTCGCGCGTCTCCCACCTGGCGGACACGACGTGCATCCCGCCGCCCAGAGGCTTGGCGCTCCACGGCTCAACGAAGCGACACTGCGCGGTCGTGACGCCTTGACCGTTGAGCATCGGCGCATCGAACCACGCAGCGCCCGAATCAATCCGGTGCTCGAACCACGCCTCGAAGATCGCCAGTTGCTGCTGATCCATGACGAGCTCGACCGCGATGTCGGTCGGTGTCTGGGTGAAGCGGCGGCGCTGCCGTGCCGGACCGGCGTCCATGTCCGAGCGCACGAACGCGGCTTGCGGCGCAATGCCGTAGCCCGATAGCTGCGGCTTGGGAAGTTGCGGGGGCCAGTAAGCCATTATCGACGCGCTCCTGCTGCGGGATTCAGGCCATAGCGCCCCTCGAGCATGGGCGCGAGCCCGCCGCCCTGGCCGATGCGCCGGCCCATCATCCCTTCGATTTTCTCGACCATGATCATGATCTGCGTGTTGCCGGTGGCGTCCGTGGTGGCGACCGCGTTCGCGCGCGTGTCGGGGCCGGCGTTGTTGTTGACGACGATGGACACGCCGCCACCGCCGCCGCCTAGCGCGTGATTGGGCGTCACGTAGCCGCTCGAACCCATCGTCACCAGTTCCGGGCCTTGCTCGCCAACCAGGTAGGTTTTGCCGGCCGATACCGGGCCACCCGAGGCGCGAGCGCCGCCGAACATGCCGGCGATTGCGGAGCCGATGCTGCCGAAGTCCATGTCCCCCACGGCGGAGGCCAGCCGCGCGGTGATGTTGCGATAGACCATCATCCGGGCAAGGTCGGCGAGCATGGAGTTCACCATGTCCGAGAACGATGACTTGCCGGTCATGGCGAACTCGACGATGGCGTCAGCCGAGGACTTGCCCCACCCTTCGACCGCCTTCTGCAGTTCGGATAGCTCGGCCTTCGATTCCTCGCCCATCGGCATGAGCCGGTCTTGCGCATCCATCACGGCGCGGGCGTAGGTGTCCCAATCGATCGCACCCTTCGCCAGCAGGTCGTTAAGCTTCCCGTATTCAGCGTTGAGCTGTTCAGCCGGCGTGCGGGTGCCCTCGAACACGCGGCGACCCTCGTCCATCAGGCGCTTCTGCGCCGCCTCGGCCTCGCGCGCGGCCTTGTCGATTTCCTTCGCGGCGCGGGTCGCGCGGGTGGCGCCGGTTACGATCGGCGCCACGAGTCCGCCAGAGGGCGCGTTCGCCTTGGTCTCTGCGTTCGCCGCCGCCTCGTCCCAAATCCCCATCACGGTGTTCACCGATCCGACGATAGAGGTGGCCATGTCCTGGCCGCCCATCTGCAGGATTTCCCAGGCGCGCGAGAACTCGCCGCCCGCAACCTCAACGACTGCGGCGGCGACCGATGCGACCGCCTTGCCGAGTACGTCAAACGTCGCTGCAACAATGGCGCCGCCGGACACCAACAGCTTCAGACCGGTCGCAAGCGAGCGCGACACATCCTCCATCAGCTTGCTGTTCTTGGCAGCGTCGACCAGCTTGTCCGATAGGTTCTGGATGGTCGGCAGCATCGCCGCCGTGATCTGCGTGACGATGCCCTCCTGCGCCTTCTGCATGCGCGTGAAGTTGTCGTTGACCGCAGCGGCCGCCTGCGTCGTCTCCTGCGACAGCACGATGCCGAGCGAGCGCGCCTCGTCGGTCATCGCAGTGATGCCGGACGCCCCCGAGTTCAACAGCGGGATAAGCTGCGCGCCGGTCTCGCCAAAGAGCTTCTGCGCGAGCGCCGACTTCTCTGCGCCGTCGCGGTAGCCGGCGAACTTTTCGGCCACCTCCTTCAGCAGCACGTCGGCGGTCTTGAGTGAGCCGTCGGCGTTCTTGACCGACACGCCCATCGCGCCAAAGGCTTCGTTCCCGCTAGCCGCGGCGGCATTGAGCTTGTTGATGGACTCGGCTAGCTTGGCGTTATCCACCCCTGACATCTGCGCCGCGTACCGCAGGCCCGAAAGCGCCTCGGTCGTCATGCCCAGGGCGTTCGCCGCCTTGCCGGTTTCGTCAGCCGTATTGACGATCGAGCGCATCTGCACCGCAAAGGCGCCCGCACCCGCAGCCAGCGCACCGCCCACCATCGCGCCGGCAGCCTTCACGGACTGCACCATGCTGTCCATGCGCTGCTGCGAGACATACGCAGCCCTATCCATCGCGCTCGTGAACTGCGCGATGTTGGCCGACAGCGAAACGACCAGTTCGCCCAATGCCGCCATGACTTACCCCTTCTTCTTGATGACGCGATGCCCGAGCGCGGCGCGAAGGTCGGCCGCAGTCATCGCCGGCTTTTTCTTCGCGCGCTCGGACTCTTCGGCGCGCACCTCGAAAAATGCGCGCCACTCGGTCAATTCGGTGCTCGACATGCTGGCGAGCATCACACCAACCGGCATGCCGAGCCGTTCCGCCAGGGCAAAATAGAAGCGCCGCTCGGGGCGGCGAATCAGTTTCCCTTTGCGCTCTCCAGCTCTTCGGCCATGAGCCCGTTCAGGCGCTGCGCGACCTTGCAGACGCGATCGAGCGCGGCAGCGGAGGTGCGCCCGAGCGCCTGCACGTCATCCGACGAGAACATGCGGCCTCCGGCCTCGTCGACCACAGTGGCGGCGACCAGCTTCGCGCGCGCATTCTCGATGGTGCGCCGGCCCTGCGTGACCAGGGATTGCTCCCACTCGTCACGCGCGGCGCCGGTCATGGTGGCGACGATCACTTCGCCGCCCCACTCGGGCACCGCCACGGTTTCGCGCGGCAGGGTCGCGCCGGTCGCCAGGATTGCTTCACGGGTCAGCAGCATGATCAGGACTCCGTGATGGCGCCAGTGATCTCGAGCGTGACTTGCGCCTCGACCACGGCATCGACGCTACCGGAGACCGCGAACCCGGTCACGAAGGCGGCGAAGTCCCATTGCGTCGCGCCGGTATCGGTGAAGATCAGGCGGAAGTTGGTCTGCTCGCGGCTGGCGCGCGCCGCACGCAGCGCGGCATGCTGCGCGTCGGTCGGCACGTAGTTGATCGTGAATTGCAGCTGCCCTTCGTCAGCCAGTCCCATGCGCTTTTCCTGCGCGGTGGAGTCGAGCGAGGTGACGTTGATCACCGACGCGGAGCCGCCGGGGCCGGAAAAGTTCTTGATCTCGCTGATCTTGGTGAAGACCTCGGGCGTGGCGCCGTCACCGATCTGAAGTTGCATGCCTTGGGTTTCGATTGCGTTGCTGGACATCGCGTGTCTCCTGAAATGAAAAAGCCCGCACAGAGCGGGCTATTTGAGGTGCTGCTGCTTGCGGGGCGGGTTAAAGGTGCTGCCAGAGCCTGTAGTCGGTCAGCACGCGGAATTCGTGCGTCTCGGCGTCCTGATCGTCCATTTCCATCTCGGTCGCGGACTTGAGGCCCGATGCGTTGATCGCGCTTCGCACGGCGGCGGCAAGCGCTTTTGCGTCGGCGTATGCAGTGGCCCAGCACGAGACCTGCAGCCGCACGGAATCAAGCCCGCTGTCGCCTTCGATGTTCTTCGCCGGGGCTGTGCTGATGCGCTGATAGACCACGCACGGCGCAGGATCGTCCTGCGGGCGGCGCATTGGATAGATGCGCGCGCCAGCGATTGACTGGACGGCGGAGTCGGCCATGAGGATGGAGACAAGCTGTTTTTCGATCATCGTCTGCCTCTGCGCTCGTAGGTCTTGATCCGGGCGGCCAATCGGACTTTGATGGCTTCCAGGGCGTCACCTTTCTTCACCTCGAACGCCGGCCGCATGAAGGGGCGCGCAGCCATCTTTGCGGTGCCGAACTCGACGAAGCGCCAGTAATAGGCGTCCATCTCGCGCTTGCGGTAGCGCTTGCCGGCGCGCACGCTTACGTAGAAGGTCTGCTGATACGCGCCCGACTTCTCTCGGACGTGCTTCAGATAGATGGCGCGGCGCAGCCGGCCGGTATCTTGCGGCGCCATGTTGATGGCCTCGGCGCGCACGGTCGACGCGCCAGCCCGCACAGCGGCGCGCAGCGCATTGCGCGAGAGGTCCGGCCCCATGCCGCGCAGCTTGTCGGCCAACTCCTTGAGCCCTTCGACCCTCATGTCGAGCGCTTCAGCCACGGGCCTTCACCTCCCCCCACCACCGCTGCCAGCCTCGAAGCTGCTCGATGTACTCGCGGCACTGCTCGTAGTTTCCGGCGACGGTTCCGAGTGCGGAAGCGTCTGCAACGGGCTCGGCGTCACCAGCAGCCACGCGGGCGGCGTCGGCAGGCTCGCCGGTTGCGGCGGCGTCGTGGAGCAAGCGCCAAGCAGGATCGAGCTCGCAG